TCAGAGTACCTCGTGATTATCTTACTCCGCTAACAGTTGGATCGTGGTTAGAAGAATTGCAAGGATTTGGCGGCGTGATTTTTCCATACACTCCTCAGATTACTTTAGAACACAAAGCAGATTACGGATCTGCTACGCCGTTGCATAGTAACTATGCAATTAATTTTTATAAAACAAGTTCAGTTCCTGATATTACTATAACGGGGAAGTTTACAGTACAAAATGACAAAGACGCAATGGTTTACCTTGCTACGTCTCATGTGCTATCTGCATTGACTAAAATGAGATTTGGTCCAGATGAAGATGCAGGCGCTCCGCCTCCAGTGTGTAGACTAGAAGGATACGGTGCATTTATGTTAAAGAATGTTCCTGTTGCAATCACAAGTTTTAAACATGACTTACCAGATGATGTAGATTTTTATACGTTTGATAAACGTGGAGATACTATTTCTTCATTTAGTAATACTAGTGTTCCTGTTAGATCAACTTTCACTATTGTTTGCAAAGTTATGTACAGTAGACAAGAGATGCTTAGTGCATCTGTTACAAAATATCTAAACGATCCATCGTTTAGAGGTCAAGGATTCCTATAATATGACAGCAGAATATAATAAAACAAGTCCTTACTATAAATCAGAACAGACACAAGGTTACTTAGATGTAATGACTTGGCGTACTATACCTGCCGAGCGTGACGATATTCTGTTCACAGTTACTAAAAGTTATGAACATCGCCCTGATTTGCTAGCATATGATCTTTACCAAGATGTTGGCCTTTGGTGGGTATTTTCTTCTCGCAATCCTTCTATTTTAAAAGATCCTGTATTTGATTTAGAAGCAGGTATTAAAATATACCTTCCTAAATTAAGTTCAATGAAGCGTACATTAGGAATATAACATGGCAGAAGTTGATGTAAAGACCGCTAGCAAACAAGATAAGCAGGCTGAAGATCCTAATGCTCGAACTATTAATAAGGGTAAAGGTGTTAACGTTCTTAACAAATATCGCTCTTATACATATCAGTTTACTTTATCTGCTCTACGCAGAGAAGATGCTAAAGATCCTAAAAAATATAGACAAAGTACACTAGATTTTGTTATTTTAAAATCTGGTGGTAAGGGCAATTCAAGTATTACACAGTTTGTTAGTCCTGTTGAACGAGAAGAAGAAGTAAAAAAAGAAAAAGTTGTCCCCACAACAACTGGCGCATTATTTTGGAAGAAGACTGTAAACACAGTTACAACTACTACAGAAAAAGTTTCTTATAAAGATTATTCAGGTGCAGAATTAGCATCGGGATTTAATAAAAACAGTCCTGGTCGCTTTGACATGTTTCTTGACAACGTTGAGATTGAAACTATTATGGGTTTCAGTGAAAACGGTGGAACAACTCAACCTACTAATATTAGTTTTGATGTTTTTGAACCCTTTAGTATTAATGGTTTTATCGAAGCACTACATGTAAGTGCAGTAGCATCTGGTTTTCCTTCGTATGCCGGTGCCCCGTTTTTATTAAAAATGGATTTTATTGGCTATCCCGACGACGAAGAATTCACAAAACCTAAGATTGTTGACAAGGGATCTAGATTTTTTCCTATATTAATTACTGGCATTGATGTTACTGTTAATGAAACTGGAACAAAATATAAAATTTCCGCAGTAGGATATAATGAAGGTGGCTTTGGAAACCCTAGTCAATTAAAGAAATCTGTAAAAATGGCCGGCAACAGTGTTCAGTCTATTTTACAAAATTTAATGACAGGTGTAAACAAGCAGGTAGTAGAAGCAGATGAAGCCGCACGAAAAAAGAAACCGGCCGCTAACGAACACGATGAATATAGGATTAAATTTCCAGTTTGGAAAGAAGGCGAGGGATTCGTTGAAGGTGTAAACGATATTGGAAAGTCGCTGGTTACTGAACTATTAAAAGATAATGCATTATATAAGTTTCCCGATCCTGGTACAAATAATAAAGCCACTACACAACCTGCAAAAGGGCAACAGAACCCTAATGCAGAATCTAATCAAAAGAAACCTGAATATTATAAACTAGAACCAAACTCTCCAGTTGTACAATTCCCCGAAGGAAAAAACATCAATGAATGTATTGCGGCAATTATTCGTGATAGTAAGTATGTTAGAAACATTGTTGAGAAATTAGCAAGCCCTGAATGGAAGACTGTAGTTGACAAAGATGGTATGGTTGATTACTTCTTAATTAAGATGGAAGTAGAAAACAAAGATGTTATTGATGACGAAGCACAGCGACCGTATCAAATTTTTACCTATGTAATCACGCAACATAAGATTATGTACACTCGTATTCCTAACTATGGGTCGGAACAATTAGACATGACTAAAATTGCTCCATTAAGTTTGCGCGAATACAACTATATCTATACAGGCAAAAATATTGATGTTATTAATTTTAAATTAAATTTTAACACCTTATTCTTTGAAGCAATTCCGGCAGCATTGGGTAACAATAGTGCGCCTTCTTCTAGAGATGCTGCCGCAAAGAGCAACAGTACAGATCCTAAAGTTAGTGCGTCGTCTGACCAAAAGAAAAATACAGAAGCAAGGGGATTACCTGCAACTCCTAGGAAGCCAGATCCTGCACTAACAGGAGTTGGTGCACAGGACAACGGCGGCCAAAGACAAGACGATGCCTACTATGCACTTGCTAAAGGTATGCACAATGCTATTGTTAATTCTAAAGGTAGTATGCTTACCGGAGAAATAGAAATTCTTGGGGATCCTTATTATCTAGTAACGGGCGGCATTGGCAATTACAATCCTAAACCTAGTAAAGATTCAAATAGAGAAACTGAAGACGGCGAAGCCGCATTCAATTTTGGCGAAGTATTAGTAACAATCAATTTTAGAAATCCAAAGGACATTGGTTCTTTAGAATCAGGCGGCCGCCTCCTTTTTGATTCTCAATTAATTCCATTTAGTGGAATTTACAGAGTTAACAAAGTTAAATCTATGTTTAAGGATGGTACCTTTAAACAAAATTTAGAGATTATGCGATCACCAGGTCAGCCACCTGCTGAACAGAATCCTACTCCGGGTGGTACTAACAAACCTAGTGATCCTAGCAAACGCATTGTTCCCGAAGTTAACCGCGTAGATGCGGTGTCTACAGATGCAACACCTGTAACATCCCCTGTGGTTAGTGTTGATACTGGAGTTTCTGGCGATCGTGCAAGTACACTTAATCTTGCTAATCAATTAGATAGAGGATTACCAAGTCCCGGATTACCGGGACAATTAAGCAACTTTACCGCGGCCACTGGCGGACTAGGCGGTACAATATCTCCTATACAAGTTAGTGGAGCAACTCCTAACCTTGCAGGTAACACTCGAATTGCGACTCAAATATTTGGCGGAGTAGTACCTGGAGGCCAACAACAATCTGCATTGGGTATTCCTTTACCAGCAAGTGCTGTACCTGGATTGCAAGGTAGAGTATTGAGTCCTTCTGGATTGGTAACACAAATTGGTCAAACAATTGCAGGCTCATTTGGATTAACTGGCGTTGCTAGACAAGTAGCAGGCGATATTGTTAGTATTGCTACAACTAAAATTAATAGAACTGGCATTATAGGTTCTGGTATAGGCGTAGGAGTAACAGTTCCTTATAACCCTACTGCATCGTCTCCCCAATCACAATCTTATATTGAACAACGAAACTCTCAAAATGTTGCAAATCCTACGGCAATACCTACTACGGGTGCAGCCACTGGACTTGATCAGAGCACATTGTCTGCGGTTGCTGGACTGAGTTCTGCTGATAAAGCAAATTTGATCAACGAAGCAGGAAATAAAGTTAGATCTGCATTACAAGGATCTGGTGTAGATACGGCCGGCATTGCTAGAGCATTTGGCATCAATCAAAGTCAAGTATCTGGTCTGAGCCCTAATCTACAAAGTAAAGTTGTTGGCCAACTAGATTCTATTGGTTCAGCAGTTCCTGCAGATACTAATATGCCTCAGGTAGCCGCACAGGGCATTAATTTAAGATCCTTCACTAAAGATCAATTAGCAAACTTACCACCGACTGCTCCGTATTCAACCGCTCCTAACCCGGTCCCAGATGAAGCATATGTAAATAGCATTACAGCAAAAGGCGGTACAACTGCATTGGCAAGAGCATACGGAGTTAATAGTATAAATGAAATTCCTCAAGATCAGTTACCTAGCCAAAATATTAACACGGCAATATCTGGATCTCCTACACAGTTTCAAAATCCGTTGCGTACAACTGCATTAGAACCAAATATTGTGGATACCGTTGCAGGCGCCGCAAAGTATCTCACGTCTAATGCATCTCTTGCAGGGCTAACAGGTTTACTAGGATCTAAAGAAGGTGACTTATTAAGGTTAGCAAATAGATATCCCGGAAGTCCTATTAATATAAATGTTGGCGGTTCTAATACTCCTAACGTAATTAATAAATTTGGAAGCAAAGAATCGGGGCAAAGTCCGCTAGATAAAATAATGTTAAGGTAAAGTAAATGGCTATTGAAACAAGACAGAGAGGAAGACTACCAAGCCCTGGTCCGTTCCTTGCTGAAATTACTAACCATCTTGATCCTACATACATGGGAGCACTTGAGGTTTCTTTAATTAAAACACTTCAAACTAGTATAAGCGATCAAGAAGGTACCTATGTAGTTAGACACCTTAATCCTTTTTATGGTGTAACGTCTGCACGTTTTGAGGGTAACAACAGTAGCAGTTTTAATGACGTACAAAAAAGTTACGGTATGTGGTTTGTTCCTCCCGACATAGGAACACAGGTTATGGTTATCTTTGTTGACGGTGATCCTAACCAAGGTTATTGGATGGGATGTATTCCTGACCAATTTCAAAATCACATGGTGCCTGGCATTGCGGCAAGTCAAGTAAGTGCAATGACACAAGAGCAAAAAGATCGTTACGGTACAACTTATGTGCCTGTTGCTGAATTTTTAAAAAGTACACAGAATTTAAATGTTCCTAATGTAGATAAAATTCCTAAACCAGTACATCCTTTTGCTGATAGATTAGTTCAGCAAGGTCTATTATTAGACACCGTTAGGGGTGTTACTACTAGTGGTGCTCGTCGTGAAGTCCCTAGCCAGGTGTTTGGTATCAGCACTCCTGGCCCCCTTGATACTAGTCCGGGATCTAAAACAGGTACAGTGGGATATGAAAACAAAGTACAAGTTCCTGTTAGTAGATTAGGTGGCAGCACCTTTGTTATGGATGACGGTGACATGAACGGACAGAATGAACTAATTCGTATCCGTACTAGAACTGGTCATCAAATTCTCCTACACAACAGTCAAGATTTAATCTACATTGGAAATGCCAAAGGCAGTGCATGGATAGAATTAACCAGTAACGGCAAAATTGATATGTATGCCGCCGACAGCATTAGTATTCATACAGAAGCAGACTTTAATCTACGTGCCGACAGAGATTTTAACATTGAAGCAGGTCGTAACCTTAACATGCGTTCTGTTAAAAATATGGAAACAAACGTTGGCGGATACCAATATTTGTTAGTAGATGCAGAGCAAAAAGTTGCAGTACGTGGTACAAAAGATGAATCAGTTGGCGCTAGTTTTAAATTAACAGTTGGTGCTAACCTTGACATATCTGCAGGAAGCAATATTGCTATGTCAGCCGCCGGAACATTGGGAATTGGCTCAGACGGTGTGTTAAGCGTAGGAACAGCCGGTCAATTGAACTTAGGCGCTAATGGAGAAATTCATGCTAGTGGATCTGTAATACATTTAAATGGACCGGCCGCCGGAGCACCTGATGTTGCAGACCCTGCCGAACCGCCGCCTACATTAAACATTTACTCTTTGCCTAATCGTGATGTTAATTATGGCTGGGGCCCTAATAAGTTCTATAATACAGGGACTATTAAAACAATCATGCAACGTGTACCAACACACGAACCGTGGCCACAACATGAGAACGTCAATCCTCAAAAGTTTAGTTCAGATGCAACTGATATAACTAACGGTCCGAGTCGAGCCGGCAGTGGAGTTGCCGACGGTCCTAATCAAGGAATTCAAGACCCTGCCAACCCTCCTGAGGTTATTCCAGGAACATGTACACCGGAGTATGCTAAAGACATCAATCTTCCAAAATGTCAAGCAGGTATTGCCGCAATAAAAGCGGCCTGTGCAAAGTATGGACTTACAAGTCCATATGCTGTTGCCGCATTATTAGGAATTGCAGGCGGCGAAACAAGGTGGCAAGTTATTGAGGAGAATTTCAATTATTCTGCTCCACGCCTATTACAAGTATTTCCGAGTGTGTTTAAAGGCGATCAAGCCCTTGCACAGCAGTATGCAGGTAATCCTAACAATAGTTTACCTGAATTCTTGTATGGATATACAACGTCCAAGGGTAAGGGATTAGGAAATAAAGAACCCGGAGATGGCGGAAAATTTATTGGTAGAGGTTATATTCAAATTACAGGTAGAGGTAACTATCAGGTCTATGCCGATCTAACTGGACACGATTTAATTAATAATCCTAAATTGTTAAACGATCCTGCAATCGCCGCTGAAGTTAGTGTTAAGTACCTGCTACGTAGATGTAAAGCAGATCAGAATAGTCCTGGGTATTTTGAAGCCGCATGTGCTTCTGTTGGATTTAACACTCCTGATATTAAGGCACGTAAAAAAGGTTACTACGAATGTTTCTTAGGCCAGTTGCAGGCAAAAACTGTCAGCACAGGCGGTAAAGAAACCAATGGTATATTAACTGACAGTTCTGGAAACCCTGTAAAAACCGGAACTCCTTAATGCCATAAATACAGTATGGCATACAAATCTCTTGAAATCACAAATGCAAATGTTGTTCAGCAACAGCGTACTAAGACCCAGCAGTTTTATAAAGGGTTCAGTACGCTAGATCCTCGCAACACTGGGTCAAAACTTTACGATCTAGATCTTATTAAGCAGGATCTACTAAATCAATTTACTACTCGAAAGGGCGAACGTTTAATGAATCCTAATTTTGGATGCATTATTTGGGATGTTCTTATGGAGCCGTTAACTGGGCAAGTTAGAGAAGCATTGAATACTAATATTGCAGAAATATGTAACAGTGATCCTAGAGTAATTCCTACAAGCATTAACCTATCAGAGTACCCCACGGGATATATTATTGAAATAACTCTAAAACTAAAAGGAACTGATCAATCTACTAACATGACTCTTTCTTTTGATCAGAAGTTAGGGCTAAGTGTACAATAATGTACCAGGTTTATACATAAAATAAATACGGTATAGAAGAAAAATATGACCATTCCATCAACAAACACCAAACTGCTAGTCACAGAAGATTGGACAAAATTATACAAGTCCTTTCGCAACGCCGACTTTCAAAGTTACGATTTTGAAACAATTCGTAGAGTTCTAATCTCTTACCTGCAGGAAAATTATCCCGAAGACTTTAACGACTTTATTGATAGTAGCGAATACGTTGCCCTTGTTGATTTAATTGCATACTTAGGACAAAATTTAAGTTTCCGTATTGACTTAAATGCCCGCGAAAACTTTTTAGAAACAGCGCAACGCCGTGATAGTATTCTACGCCTAGCACAACTAGTAAGTTATATACCCAAGCGTAATGTTCCTGCAAGCGGACTATTAAAGATCACAGCCATTAGCACTACTGACAGTGTTTATGATTCTACAGGAGTGAATCTTGCTAACACAACCGTAGCATGGAATGACAGCACAAATTCTAATTGGTATGAACAATTTATTAGCATTATTAATAGTGCTATGCCCGGCGGCAATGTGTTTGGTAAACCAAACGACAGAAAAACAATTAGCGGAATTTTAACAGAGCAGTATAAACTTAATAGTGCCAACGACGATGTGCCTATTTTTAGTTTTAGTAAAAACGTCAACGGAACATCGATGACTTTTGAAATTGTTCCTGCGACTTTTTCTGGCAAGCCGTTTATATATGAAGATGCTCCCAAACCAGGAAGTCTAGTTAGTTTGCTATATCAAAACGACAATAGAGGATCAGGTAGTGATAACACTGGATTCTTTGCTTATTTTAAACAAGGTACATTGGGCGTTACTGGTTTTAACATCACTAATCCTGTTCCTAACGAAATTATTGGTATTAACGTAAGCGACATTAACGATACTGATGTTTGGTTGTGGCAATTGAACCCAGATGGAACATATCCAACTGATACCTGGACCAAAGTTCCGTCGTTGGTTGGTAACAATGTAATTTATAACAGTCTTAACTCTAAGATTAGAACAATGTATAGTGTTACTTCTCGTGACAGCGATCAAATCGACTTGAGTTTCCCTGATGGTAGTTTTGGAAATTTACCTAAGGGTAGTTTTAATTTGTTCTATCGTCAAAGTAACGGTCTAACATATCCTATTAAGCCTGAACAAATGTCTGGCGTGGTAGTTAGTATTCCTTATGTTAATAAGTCGGGTCAGAATCAAAATTTAACAATTACTCTAGGTTTACAATATACCGTTAGTAATAGTTCTGGTGCAGAATCTAATACAAGTATTCAGCAGAAAGCGCCTCAAACTTACTATACACAGAACCGCATGGTTACTGGTGAAGATTACAATATTGCACCGCTGACTTTAACAAATAACATTTTAAAAGTTAAAAGTATCAATAGAGTAAGTTCTGGCATTAGCAAATATTTTGAACTAAGTGATGTTAGTTCAAAATACAGTGCCACTAACATTTTTGCAACTGATGGTATTCTGTACAAAGAGTCGTCTGAAAGAAATTTTACATTTTCATACGCCAATAGAAATGATATCTTTGCTGTAATGAAAAAACAGTTAGAACCAATCATTGCTTCTACAGAAGCAAGAACTTTTTACCTTGACAAGTACAGATCTAATTCTCCAGTCTTGTTGAACAGAGATAGTGAAGATAGTTCTATTATCAATTTTAATACACCGACTTACCAATGGAACCTTTCGAACATTGCAGTTGGTCAAGGCCGAGGATTTTTCTACACATATATTCGTCAAAATTCAGTTAATAATCCGCAATCTGTTGGATCGTATGTTAGTAATGTTTTAAAATATATCACTGCTGGATCTATGGTAAAGTTTGTTCCGCCACCAAATAGGCTAGGCGAACCGCAATATTTTTTACCTAACGGAAAAATTGTTGCTAACAAGACTAACAAGACTGTTGACTATGTTT